ATATCCCAACTTGTTTCATTAGTTGCAGATTGGTTAGCAAAAGCATTACCTGCTCTTAATAATTTACTTGCTCTGTCATAATTTGCAGTTGTATTTGGTGTATCACTTTCAGTAACTCTACATTTAACATCTTCTGTGTCTGTATCACATTGTAAATTACTTACTGTAACCATATACACATCATAAGTGCTATCAATACCTGTTAAAGTTACAGAACTTACTGCTGAACTAACTGTTGTTTCTGCTATTTTTATTAAGCTACCTGCCATTTTTTATTTCACTCCATATACTGATATTGTTACATCAAAATTAATACTTGCATTACTACTAAAAATATTCAAACCTGTAATTTGTTCTGTTACTTTATGTACACCAATTTGCTTTACACCTCTAAATCTATTATTTGAAGTATCATATCCACCTGCACCCTGTCCAAGCATAAATGTATAACTTGAACTGTCATTAGGATTAAAGACATAAACAACACTTCCTGCATTTTCATAATTTCCTAATTGCATTGTGTCATACATATAACTTAAACTTGTAAATCTATCATTATCAAAACTTGTTTCAGCTTTCATTAATAATCTTGCACTATCATACTCATTATCACTAATAACACTTCCCCCACTATCTATCAATCTATGTCTTAAAGAAATAACACCTGCCCCTGTTGTTCTGTAATCAGCAGTATGTCCAACAATTTTATAAACATGATATTTATCACTAAAACAATTTGTAATACTTAAAGTATTAACATCACTTCCTGTAGCAGATTTTATAAATTGTAAATTAGTACTCATTATGAATATTCCTTTATGCCATATAGACTTGCAATTACTGTATCTATATTTCCTGTGTTACCAACTAATCTAATTGCATTTACAGTTTGTGCAGTTGGTTGAGCACCACTACCAAACCAAAATTCTGCTTCAGGTGTTCTAGTCCAAGACATATTGTGTGATGTTACAAAACTATATTTAGAACTATTCCCTAAATTATAAAAGTATATGTAGCCATTAGAATTTTCATTACTTGCAGTTCCCTGATTACCATTTACTCTTATTCCTGCATAACTTGTACTCCTGTTCTCAAAAAAAGAGCCTGTACTTCTACCACTTTCAAAAGCATAATGATAACCACTTGAACTAAAAGAACTTCCACCATTGGTGCTAAATTGTAGCTGTAAAATATTTCCATCTACTATTGGTTTAAATTTTGTAAAAGTCATTAAATGAGTATTGAATTTGTTTTCTTCTATGCTTGTAAAGTCTAATGCTGATGTTGAACTTGTAACTTCTTGTGTTTGTATTAATTCTAATTGTCCATACTGTGTATATTTATCTGCTCTTGTTAGATCATAAATATCAGTAGGTGTCAGTATTCCTTTATTATTGCCAAAACTTTGTTCTGGGCTTTCTGGTATATATCCAAATTCACTACTCATAATTAAACCACCCTGTACAATGTAAAAGTTCCACTTGCTATGTTTCCACCACTTTCAACAAAAAAATTTATTCCATTACAAGATTGTGCAACTGTATGTACTTCTCCACCTTGTTTTCCCATATGGGTAGAACTTGCATTTAAACCTGTCTGCTCAACAGTAATAAATGAAAATTCACTACTATTATTAAAATTATATAAATATAATATACAATGTGCAGTTTCCCCTGTTGCATTACCTGTTCCATTTGCTAATCTCATTTCTGTTTCATTAGTAGCAGATGAGTTACTAAAAGTTGTATCAGTTCTAAGTAATTTACTTGCTCTATCATAATTAGCAGTACTGTCTGCTGAACTATCACTAGCTTTTGTTACCCTTGCAAATAAATCTTTATCATCTGTTGCAGGTATATAACCCATAACTGCAACCATATAAACATCATCACTATCTATGCCTGTTAAAGTAACACTAGCTACTGCACTTGATACTGTATTTGTTGCTACTTGTACTAGTTGTCCTGCCATTAGCTATCAACTCTCAATCCATAAGTGCTAATCTTTCCACCACTTGCAAACTCCCCTGCACTTTCATTAAGTTCTGCTTGAAAACCTGTAATACTATTTAATTGATGTAAGACACCAATTCCTTTATACATTCTATAATTTCCACTAGGTTTTGTTGATGATTGCCACAAACAAAAAGTATAAGAACTTGAACTATAAGGATTAAATACATAAGCTACATTTCCTGCTGATTGTCCACTATCATCTAAAGAGCCAAATACATTCCACAATCTAGCTTCACTTGTACTTCTGTTTTCACTAAAACTTGCTTCTGCTTTCATAGCTTGTTGTGCATAATCATAATCACTTGCACTAATAACACTTCCACTAGAATTAATAAACCTTAAATTAAAACCTGTTGCTGTTGAATTGTTAGCTAGATTAACAGCACCTACAATTTTATATATATCAAAATCACTAGAAAACACATCAGTAATATTTACTGTTTGAACACCTGCTGTTGTTGTAGTTTCATTAATTAATCTTAAGTTACTCATACTAAATTTGTTTCACTCCAAAAAGTTTTATAGTGCCTGTCATTGTACCTGAAATTGAAGTAAATCTTATTCCATCTACTGTACTAGCTTGTGGTAAAACACCACCACCAAATCTCATTTTAAAATTAGTTCCCTGTATAGCAGTACTTTGCATAGATTGAAATGAAAATTTTGAACTATCTCCTAAATTGTAAAAGTAATTGTAAGAAAATTTATTATCACCTGCATCAACAAATTGAGTTCCAAATAATCTATTATTTCCTGTGCTTTTACTTTCACCAAAAGTTCCCCCTGCATCTCCATTTTGATAAGCATATTGATAAACACTTGCAGTTTCTAAAACTCCACTTTCATAAAACTGAATACCAATACTTTCTCCTGAAGTACTTTGTCTATCTACTGAAATAGTTGCATAATGAACATCAAATATACTTTCTTGTATTGCAGTAAAATCTACATTTGTTGTTGTTGTGAATGATTGACTAGCAATAAGTTCTAAGCTACCACCCCAACTACCATCTTTAGTTAGTTGTAATATTTCACTAGGTGTGTATAAACCTGTATTCTTTTTTACATCATTTGGTTGTGTTCCAAAGTAAGCCATTCATTAGCTCCTTTAGGTTTGTCTTAAGAATGAAACATTATATTCTGCACTAGAAGCTGCAGAACATAGTCCTTGCAGTTTGTCTCCTGTTTCTAGTGTTACCTTTGTTTGTATTTCAATAGTTGTTCCAAAAGGTAGTGAAACATTGTTTAAAATGTGTCTTAATGTTCCACCAGATTTTGTTACTGATAGATCTATAGTTACATCAGCACTACTTCCACTAACATTAGATACCAGAATCCCAATTACTGTTTCAGTAGTAGAGCTAGGAACTGCATCAACAATATCTCCTGCTGATGTTCCAAGAACTCCCTGAACTGAATGTAATGTATCTGCCATAATTTATTCCTTTCTTAAGATAGAGCTAATACTAATCCTAAAGTTACTCCTGATGGTGCAAGTGCAGCAATATCTCCTGCTGTTGTCTTTTTAAGGTTATTGCTGTCATTAATATCTCCAAACAGTATTTCATCTCCTGATGCTACTGTACCTGAAGTTGCAGAGTTTGGCTTTACACTTAAGCTAGGTGTTCCTGAAGTAGCACCACCTGCCATACCAGAAGTAGAACTTGTGGTAATTCCTAAAATATCTCCTGCTTCTGCTGTTTGCCAACTACTCCCATTCCACATTTTAATTAAATTATCTGTAGTATCTACAAACACAGTCCCCTCAACTTTATTAGTTAAAGCTGTGTTAGCTGCTGACTCTGAGGCATAAATAAAGACTATTGAGTCTTGAATGTCTTGAAATCTAGCTTCTGTTACTAGATCTCCTGTACTCCAATCAAACCAAGCTCCTGCTGCCATATATATTTCTCCTTAATTCTTTTTTAAGTATAACTTATGTTTGTGTCTATTCCTAACTTAGAAACTCCTAGAATCCAAGCTCCTGTTTCTGCAGGAGATAGTCCTATTTGCCAATTCCAAGTCTTGTTTCTAGCATCTACTTTATGCTTTATTCTTTCAATAAACAAATCATAAGTTTCTATGGTGCTAGATGGTGTAGTAACTTTTGCCTCAACAAAGCTACCAATGTCTAATCCTAGTGCTTTAGCCCATAAGTTTGTGTCTTGTTGTGGAGCAAAAGATAAACTTTCAACAGTTGTTTGTGGTATTGAGTTAGCTACTACTTTTTGTTCTGCAATAGAAGCAGCATCACTATCTTGTGTGTTTAATGTTCCAGATTCAGTTAAAACATGAGTACCAAATCTCTCTACTGAATCAGAATCTATAGCAATTTGTGTATTACTACTGCCTGTTCTAGTCCTTTGTACTGTATTAACAATTTTATTATCATCATAAGATGAAACAATATCTACATATGGCAACTCTGATCCACCCTGCCCAAAAGTAGCTGCAGGTGTAGTAGTGTTAGTTAATCTAAAATTTCTATCTCTAAATGTAGCATTACCATTAGCAGCTATAAAAAATGTACCATTTTCAGCTGTTTCCACTTTTCTTAGTGCATTTAATAGATTATCTGTTGTAGATTGTGTAGTAACTTGTAATTGTCCTGTAGATATTGCCTGATTTGAATAACCAAAGCTATCAAGTATGTTTTTAACTCTTACAGAGCTTAATTCTTGTGCTTGAGTAAGTGTAAGCCTAGTAGTAGATCCTAGCTTAGAAATACCTAACTGCCACCCAATACCATCTAAAGTAGCATTAAAAAATAATTTAAAAGCATCTACAACTCTAATTTTTGTACTTGAATCATAACCCTGCCCTGCATACTGAACAGGAAAACTCTCAACAAAACCATGAAAAAGATCATAAGTTGTAGAACTATGAGTAGCCCTGATTCTTAATCTTTTTAATGGTTGTATTTTTGTTCTCCCTGCTGATGAATCAAAGTAATGTGTTGATTGATTAGGAGAAAACCTATTATCTCTATTATCAAGCTCTACAATAGCTGTACCTGTTTGAAAATCTGATAAGTTGCTAACTCTACCTCTTGTTGTTGTAAAGCTTCTTAAGTACTGTGAAACATCAGTAAATGTTTGAGAACTATCTAAAGGATTACTATCAAAAGCTATTTCTACAGTTATAGATACATTAGAATCAAAATTAACAGACATTAATTAACCAAAAAAGTTTTACCCTGTTGTTGCAATTTAGTATTAAATTTTTGTATTGCTTCTCCATCAAGTTCTAAAGTTAAATTAAGATTAGTATCTCCACCAGAGTTATTGCTATTAACATTAGATTGATCTCCTAACACATCTCCATCTACTACTGCTCCATTACCATTACCTGATAAAGCATCTAATAAGCCTTTGTCAATAAAATTAGGTGGCAAAAGTTTAGATGGATCTAAAGTTGGAGGTGTAAATTTAGTAGTAGGAACATCATCAAACAAACCTGCTTGTGCTGCTGCTAATCTTTCAGCAGCTTTAGCAAAATTGTCTAGCTCTTTTGCTCTGTCATTTAATCCTTGCAATTCTGCTAATTCACTCATTAACCCAAGTCCTATAGCTAAAAATGGATTTGCTGCATCTGCTTTATTTGCAATAGCCATGAACTCCTCATCAGCAGCTAATTCTTTAAATTCTTCAACTTTTTCATTAAGTAATATGAATTTTTCTGCTTGTGTAGCTAATGACTCTGTAGTTTCATCAATTTTTGGAACTAACTCTGCTTCTACTTCTGCTAAATCAGCTTTAGCATCTCTTAATTCCTCTGATTCTCTTGTTAATTCAAACTCTATTAATCTAAGTTTTTCTTGTGCTACTGCTAACTCCTCAGAGACATTAGCACCCTGTTGCTGAAAAAATAATAATTCTGCTATTTCTTTTGTTAGTTCTTTTTTCTGTAAGGCTTCCTCAGCAGTAGAAAGAGCTTCTTTTCTTTGTGCTTCTGTTAATCTATCTTGAGCAGAGGCAAGTTCTGCAGCTTTGTCCTCTGTAAATTCATTTTCATCATTTAAAAGATTCATAAATTTAAGATATCTTTCAAGTGTTGGTAATGTCTTTTTGTTTAATAAAGTTTGATATTTGTCTTGTGCAACTCTATTTATATTAAGAAATGATCTATTAACTGTTATTTCTTTATTTAAAGAGGAGTATGCTTTTTCTTTCATTCTAAGTACATTTGTAAAATCTTGTGAAAAACCAACAGCATTAAAAATATTTACAGAGTTTTCATTTAAAACTTCATTATTTTCTTTAACTGCTTTATTAAAATCCTCAATAGCTCCCTCCTCCTCTTTAATAACTCTTTGTCCTAAAATATATCTTTTAATAAAATCTGTAAATACATCAGTGCCTTTATCAGTAAGCTCTGCTGTAGTAGTAATTGCATCTCCAACTAAACCAAATGCACTAATAACAGCAGGAGCAACAGTATCTACAAAACTATTAAAATTACCTAACAACTCTGCTGCTGCAGGTAAAAGTTCTGCACCAACTTGCTCTTTTAATTCTGCTGTAGCAGCTCTTGTTTGTAACATCTGTGCAGCAAATCCATCAGCTTCTCTTTCAGCATTACCAATCTGTACAGAGGCTTTTTGAAATAATAATTCTGTAGTGGCTAATGCTTTTTCTTGTCTAGTAAGTGCATCTGCTGATTTCTTGCCTGTCATCTCAAAAGCTTTTGTTTGTACTTCTGCTTCTGAAATAGCTATACCATAAGTTTTAAGAGCCTCTCTTTCTCCAACTATTGCTGATTGAAATGCTCTTAGAACAGGCTCAGCACCTGCTGCAATGTTATTAAAAGATGCTATATCTCCAGACAAGCCAAATAATCTTGATGATAAATCTGAGGCTTCATTTTGTGTAAAACCCATACCCTGTGCAACAGCACCAAATACACCTATTAATTGTTGTGCTTCTGATGTAGTTAATCCAAATAATTGTGCATTTCTTTGTAATTGCTCTGTTAAATCTGCAGCTGCACCTCCAAAAGTAGTTCCAAAAGCTGCTGCAGCTTCTTGAGCAGAACTTGCTGCCATAACTGAATCTCTAGCAAAATCAGCTAAAGCTCTAGCAGCAAATATAGATGCACCTGCTACTGCTGCCTTACCTAGTCCAGACATACCTGCAGCAAATTGAGCATTTGATTTAGATGTATTATTAACATCAGTATCTAATTTTTTTGATGATTTAGATACTTTATCTAAGCCTCTGGAAGTCTTATCAGCTCCAGAAAGCTTCAAAAACATTTCTAAAGTTGCTCTAGCCATTATCTCCTCAATTTTGCTCTAGCATTAGCTTCTGTTCTAGCCTTATGCTCTTTTTTATTTCTATCTATGTAGTATAACTTCCAAGACTCAAATTCTTGCATACTCATAGACTTTCTTAGAACATCAACTGTCATGCCTAAATCTAAAGCTAGTCTAAATTCAAAAGCCAACTCTGTACTATTCTGGAAACTCAGAGGCTATATTAGCCTGATCCTCCTTAGTCCAAGCCATACACCTATAAATGCCTATTAATATTTTGTCTATTATTGCAGGTGTAGCTTTACTATAGAACTCCTCAACTTGATCTAAATCATCTAGTTGTGGCTCTTTTAAGCCTTTGAGCAAAAGGTGTTTTTCAAATAAGACTTCATCTCTAACATCATCTACCTCTGAAAGTTCATTGATTTCAACAGTATCAGCTTTAGTTAAACCTGTAACTAATACAGTTGCTTTCCATTCAGGAATTTCAACTTCTTTTTCAGGTAAAGATGGTGCATTAGATATATCATCTAAAGTAAGTCTTTTCATGATTACCTCTTTCTGTTGTGAATTACTTAATTTATATTCTAAGCAGTTCCCTCAGTTACATCTCCACTAACTTGAAAACTTGCAGAAAATGATACAGCTCCTCCAACATCTGGTGTTCTATCATAACTTGTACAAATAGCATTACCTGATGCTTTTGGATTGCCTCCTGTAGTTCCTATTGGATAGAACTCAAAAGATCCTGCTGCAGTTCCAACTATAGCTTTGAGATAACCATCAACAGTTGCATCAAAAGATCCAGATATAGTGATAACAGCATCTTTTAGTCCTGCTACATAAGCTTTAGAACTATTAGAAAATGCTGAAACTTCAGCTACATCAGCAGTTTTAGATATAGATACATCTGTTAAAACATTAGAAATATCTCTTAATGTTCCTCCAGAATCATCTATTTTAAATACTGCACTTTTTCCATGTGTAAATGTTGGCATTTATCCTCTCCTCTTTCCTTAATTTATCCTTGTGCAAATCCTACTGCTGCTGTTATGCTACCAGATCCACCAAAGGTAAGAACTGCTCTTGCATATCTTGCAGGATTACTTGCACTTGTTTTTAGTTCTGATGTTGTTCCTGTTGCCTGAGTAAATGTAATATAATCAGAAAAGGAAGTATTATCAGCACTTGTTTGTATTTTAACATCTAAAGTTGGGCTACCACTACTCACTGTACAATGCAGAACTCCTGCACCACCATTTGTACCTGCAGCTGCAAAATCTACTGATGTTTGATTACTTGTACTTGATACAGCAGTTGGTGTAAGTAAAGACTTACCATTATAAGCATCT